AAATAATTCATTAATCATTATTTATTCCAAAGTTTTCTTATGCTTGCAAACAGAGCTGATCTTTTCTGTTCTTTTCTATCTCCTTAAAATATCGACCATCCCGCCCACAAGTCCTTTCAGGAGTATTGAAACGGCGGGCTACGATACAAGGTATCTTATTACTTTTGCCTGTAACAAGATTGTATCCGTTCTCAGGAGCGCAACATTGTCTGTACTCGTGGTATGCACAATCTACACAGAATTTCATCCTAAGTCCTTTAGGCAAGTAATTGGTTTCTAGTATTGCGTTTAAAACCCCTAATTAAAGGGGTTAATGGTGCGACTGACCAGACTCGAACTGGTATGACGCTTAGTCGACAGATTTTAAGTCTGTTGTGTCTACCTATTCCACCACAGTCGCAGCTACTTAAATTCTATGTGTAGCTTTTATATTATCTATTTTATCACCAATATCTTTCAAGTTTTTAGACTCGAATATGACACGCTTCTGAAAAACTAAGGCGAAACTACGTGCGCCGTTCAACTCTTCTATTAACCATACCTCTGCGCCCAGTTGAACGCCTTTCGCGTCAGGACGAGAGGCATAATCAGAAGCCGCTTTATCTAACCACCATTTCGTACCAAAATTGTCAACAATATCCGGCGGCGGCATTTCGAAAGTACTCATAATAGATATTCCTATTTATGACATATCAATATCATCTCTAAATGCGACGAATCTGGCAAAACGTGGTGCGCATTTTACGCCATAAGCAAAGTGTCGAAAAGTAACTCTCTTTCCTATGTATGGGTCAGGATTGCGCCAAATAGCTTCTCTTTCATCGTGTGATAATACTCCAGGAGCGACTTTTATTTCAAGACCGTCGAAGTCACAGATGAAGTTACCAAGTGTGTCTGCTGGGACTAATCCGTCTTTTGCAGTTGAACGCTTAGCATAACCGCGCTCATCCTCGGTTTTCACATTTAAATTAGAGAAGCCTTCTTCGAAGCCACGTATTGTTGCCTCATCTTGACTGAACCTCTTCAACTTGTAGATTAAGCCTTCCCTAAAAGTTCCTCTATTATGCTTGTAACGACCCAAGGCATTTCGCAACATTATTCCCTCATATCCTCTGGACAGCATTTGTGTCTCATAATCAATAAGCTCTTCGTAATTTCTACAAAGAGTGTGTTCTATAAGAGTAACGTTGCTATCAGGACTAGTCGCCTTAGTCGCAGCGATGATTCCTCTGGCGCATTCCAAGCGTTCTTCAAAAGGCAACTCTGCGAGTTCTTCGTCCGCGCAATCAAATACACGGTATTTTAATTCCGATGATCTTTTATCAACAGACATCACATAGCTAACCGTTCTATTACAAACGTTATAGCTTGTTTCATCACCTGCGATCAACTCTCCATCTAATTCGGAAAACATTGAGAACTCTTGCTGGACTTGCCTGCTTGGGATTTCTTTTAAGGTTCTGCTCAAACATTTATAACCGAAATTAGCGTTTTCTACCGCTTCTAAGTCATCAGTAAACGATAGCTCTGGAAGCGCCTTTACCACCATTCGAACACCATCTAATTTAGGTGAACAAAGTAATGGGTAATTTAAACTTTTGAAATAATCTTTGTTTTTCAAAGGATCGTCAGGCGGAGCTAGCATTGGTTTAAACATGTTCAATTACCTCTACGCAAACATTACGCGCTGCTTCGACAATTTTATGACATTTTATACAACTTCTAAAATTATGTGTTCTTAGGTAATTGTACATCTGAGTTCGTTTGTATTCTTTTGCGTGTATGACACCTTGACCGTCACCGTTGCCACACACATAACGACCATCGTCGTAGTAAGCCTCTACATAATATTTCATGTTATTTTACAGGACAAGCACCGCTCACGCACTCATCTACAGCATCAAAGTCGGCATTTTCGATGGCCGTTATCAAGCTTGTTTTAGATGATAGTGAATCGAATGTAGCTTTTGAAATCTCTTCGTAGGGCGCTTGCGCAAAGCCATGCTCGCTGTGCAGGAGAAATGACAATGTTTTGTGGTTATCTGCATAATTTTTCTCGAGATACTCTCTAATAGCAGGTAGCTCTTCTCGTTTGTAGTAGACTGTGCATGACACTGAATTGTCGCTCCACTGCTCTTGCATCATTCTTACGGCTTTCAACTGATCAATGGCTGACATCTCTTTAGCCAATTTCGTGTTGCCTGGATATGAGAATGGGAACGTTACAACCACGGTGTTGTAATCGTCTTTACCATCTATATTTTTTTGAAACTCTACAGGGTATCCATGGTCTTTACATACACCAACTAGTGGATGGTTACTAGCAATACGAATTCTTCGATACATATACTGCGAGTACGCAGGGTGAATGCCTGGTGTCACTCCTGGTAACAGTGATAGCGTACCTGACGGCTGTACCGTTGTCAATTTGATTGAAGTATTAAATCCATGCAGCTTACTGTAACGCTTATCGTATTCCCTGAGATGTTCATAGCATTCACTCATCCAGCTAAGCTGTTCGGGTGTTGCTTGTAAAACGCCTGTGATGTTAAGACCCATCCGCTGATTCTTCTTTACAATTGCATCTGTCTCAGGATGATGTGCCTTTAGCTGCAGCGAGTGCTTGCACACACGGTACAACAATGTTGCTACATCTTGTAATTCATCCGAAGATTTGATGTTCGGTAAAAAGATAGTGGAAAGACAACAAGTTTCATAAGGCGCAAGGCCTTGTTCTGCACCATTTTGTTCAATGTGATTCGTTAGATCACACCCGCGAACATATCGCAGCTGCATATTACTATGCAGATCAGACTATATCATCAAACAGCTCATGCTGTAAGTTGTGCGCTTCCACTCACTTGAGTGTACTCCCTTACGGGATAGTCGTTACACCTTTATCGTCGCCAAACGATCATTTTTAATAAATTCAATACATTTCTAGCATCAGCTTGTCCACAGATTCTGAGGGCAAGGATATAATTTGATATTGCATAATATAGTTCCTTTTAAGTAGTTTATACTAGATTAAAACTTAGAGCATATCCACGAAACATTTCAAAGCCTGCTATAGTTAGTCTATTCTTATGGACTTTCGTAGAAGAAAGACTAAGCAGAATATCTTTCAATTCAGCAGTAGACCTGCGTTTATTATCACCTCTATCTACAACAAAAACATCATCTACAAGTTGATGAGTATGTCTATCTACTAATTTCCATTTGTACAGATTTATCATACGTGGTTTCATCTTAATTAACCTCAATTTAAGTTCTCAGACTTTTTGGCGACGGTACTTGGCTCGGTATTGACCCTGTAGGGTTGTTCACCGAATTCACACAATTTTAAATCCGCCTGCATTAGTGAAACGGATTGAATCCTTTAATATCAGGATCCGGATACTGAGTCTCCCCAAGTCTTCCACAACTCTTGGCTAGCCTCATATTAATTAGACCATAAGGCTCCCCGACACCTTCGTATGTTTTCCAGAAATACTCATGAAGGTCTTCAATATTGTCACACGCCACACTATTGTTACTCATCGCCCGATGGCTTTGTGTGTTTCCGAAGGCCCAGTTTTTAGCTAATAGAAATTCAACATCGTCAGGGTCTCCAATAGCAATCATTGCAGATCGTCTAACATTACCTGCAACGATAATTTCTCCGATGATTGTCATGATATCCAACGCATCGATAGGCCTGATCTTTTTACCACGTCTTTTATACAGCACTGAGCTAATCTTACCAATGCCGATAACAAGGTCTTCGGGTCCACTAGCTACTCCACCAAAGCCTTTGATAGGGGTGCCTTTACTTCTGATTACTTGTGTGGAGTAGGTGAAAGATCCTTTTTCGGGACTGTTAGATAAGAAGGCCGCTTTTAGCGTCTTTGCAAGCAACCTGACCCAACCTTCTCTAGAATCCGGTACTACAAAGTCTGCTCCAGCGTCAGCAACGCGCTTTGGTGGTTCGAACCAGTCTTTCACCGGGGGAAGTTTGTTAACGTTCTCTCGCTGTATATTAAAGCCTACCCCAGAGCCTAGCGCCAGAGCATCCATTGCCCACGTAAATGGTACAATCGGGGCGTCTACATTTGTAAATGCGCAGTTTTGTAGCGAGAATAATCCCAAACGGTCTACTGTAGGCGTTCCAGCCTGCCATAGGTAACGACCAGCTACGATGCCTTTCAACTCTAGCATGTAGTTGCGTAGTCTGTTTAATTCATTGTCAGTGAAGTCACAATTGAATTGAGTCTGACAAGCTGTTAGTACGCGTTGGATCGTTTGTGGAAACTCTTCTGTGATTTCCGTGTCACCAATACGACGCGCATACGTCCGCTTATATACCAAATATCCTACTGAGCTCCATGGTGTAATTACTTCCGCCATTGATTATTCCTTTAATTGTTAAATTTCTTCAAATGATTCATCACAATACGTCAAGCGACTGGTCTTCTGGTTGTAGATAGCCCCAGGCACTCTTCCGGTTTTTCCTACCGTTCTAGATTTTAAAACGGCAATCTTTATAGTATTCCTCGTAGCTTCATCTTCTGCCATCATATTTCGCGTGAACGCAATTATATCGAATGACACTTGCTTAATACTGCCAGAACCTCTGATGTCATCTGTAGTAGGCATCTTACCTGCTTCAAAGGGCACAGATCCTGTTTGCACTTTTCTCAGGTGGCTGACGAGACCAATCCAAACGTCATGTCGCTTAACGAGTCTGAGAAGGTCATTCATGATCTTATCAATTGCCTCGTTGCCAGTCAGTCCTTCTGCGCCCTCACTCACTAGAATCGTTATGTGGTCTACGATTAACGCCTTACACCCCATTAGACACATATACTCCAATTGGGATATGATAGATTCATCTTTGATAGAACCCTGATGGTCTAAAAGCAACACTTGGTCGCTGCCGAACACTTCATCAAAGCCGATTTTTAATTCCTCCGGTGGTATCTCTTCTTCTTCCGGATTTTTCATAAGAGCCATTCCAGCAAGTTTCGTACCTGTCTCTCCAGGTGATTCTTCTAAAGAAATAACACCAACCTTGTCATCTGTATTCTTAACAATATCGATGATGATCTCACGTGTTATTGTACTCTTGCCAGCACCTGTACCTGAGATAAATAAGGCGATCTCTCCACGTCGTCTGCCCTTTATTTTTTCGTTCAAACCTGCCAGACATGCTGGGTATGGAACACTTGGGACTGCTTTTCTTTCTACTATCTGCTTCCAGATATCTTCTTTCTTTATAATGCCAGCTGGCCTATAGATTTCTGCTTCCCAAATAAGCTGGTTTAGGCGCTCTGCTCCGTGTTTGTTCAACACTTCATTAGCGTCTTTGCAATCTTGTGGGTTCCAGATTTTTGCTTTATCGATCCCAACTATTTTCAAGGCCTTCTCTGTCGCATTTTTACCAGCTTCGTCATTGTCAAGACACAGAACCACCTCAGAAAATGATCTTAGCCAGTCGCGGTGTTCTATTAGCTCTTTCGTACCAGACGCACTTGTTATAGATACTACAGGGTAGTATTTCTTATATTTCTCAAAAGCAGCCTGCGCCACAGACAAGGCATCTACTTCACCTTCGGTTATCACTACTCGCATACCGCCACTGGTGAATAAATCTTTTCCAAACAATCCATTAGGTTGTCCAACCCAAGTAAATGTTTTTGGAAGCGCCCTGTGCTTATAGCCGCCATTCGAGTATGGGTAATAGTGGTCTGACACCTCGCCTTTGCTATTGAATGCGACTTTTACTCCGAAGAATTCCACCGTATTTTTAGAGATGCCTCTAAAGCCTTTGGAGACATAACTACGTATTTTATCAATATTTGTAGTCTGCGTAGACTTAGCAGGCTCGTCTACGAATTCAAAATCTTCATCTTCGTCTCTTTTAGTAATTTTCTGTGCTCCTTTTTTGAAGTACTTGCCGCAAGAGTGGCAATACGCACGCCCATCAGGAAAAATAGTGCAAGCATCACTGCTTTTGCATTCAATCTGATCCAGACACGGTTGGTGATTTAGTGGCTGATCCAAGGTACTCTCCAACAGATACGAAGAACTTTCCAAGCACTATTGTCGATATTCCCATTACGCAGACGTTGGTCGCAGTATAGTGCGTTTCCTGCAGTGCCAATAATCCAGCGAATATTAGCAAAGACGTGCCGCATACAAGCATCAAAGCTCCTATTAACTTCATTATACTTGTCCTGTCAAAGTAATATGTGATCTAATTTCTGGATATAGCTCCAAAACATCATCATTGATAATATACATGTCGCCTCCTTCGTGACTCGTCATTACTGATAGCAGCGCGTATGCCTCTCCTTCGTCTAGATAGATTGCGGTATCTAGCGAGATACTCTCGTCTTGTGGCTCTTCTAAGACATCTACTGGAAGACCTTTTTCGATTGCCTCATCTACTTTATCTTCACTATCAATTAGGAAATAGTATCCGCCTAATGTCTGTTTGGTGTCACTCCTCAATGCCTCGTCCGTTAGAACGTCCGTTTCGAAACAATCTTTAAAATATTTCTCGAGACCGTTTTTTACGATTTGCGGCAACGCATCCGAATTCAAAATATCAAATACCGTTTTACCTATTTCTTTCATACTGATCCTTAATTAATATTCAGCTCCGTACTCGTCCATCACGCCATGGAGACGTTTCTTGTGACGTTCTGTTGGCGGTTCTTTTACAACCCAGCTAATCTTGTTGATTAATTGATTGTACCATTTATTTCTAAATACCGGTGTCTGTGCGTGCAGTAATGACCACGTCTCTGCATAGCTAAGCGCACCTTTTGAGCGGTATTGCTCAATGGCAATAAATCTAAAACTGTCCTTGCCATTCATCTTAATGCTCGTTGCGAGTTCCTTAGAAGATGAGATATACCATCTCCAGTTAGAATCAAGGCCTTTATTGAGCTTCCCTAAACCTGTAAACTGTTTTTTCCCCAAATAGAGGCGAGCGTTGACAGTATCCGCAATAACGTATATAAAGCCTACGTAACCTTTTGAGGCAAGCGGTTCACCATCCCATTCCCAGTGACCATTACCTCTATAATCGAGCGCGTCCACGCGTCCGCCTATTTTGCCCTCTAAAGACACTCTAACTACCTTTTGAGGAGCTGCTGGTAAGGCTTTCAACACTGGCGCCGCGACATTGAACTTATTAGCTGTTAGCAGATTTTGAGGTAAGCTAATCCTAAATGGTTTGGCGGCATCTTCATTCATGATAAATTACTACGCTTCCAAGTTGACATGTCAGGCCCTTGCGTTATGACCGTGTTTGTCAAGGGTGTTTGGGGAACTTTTAGTGGCGGTTTAACCTCGTTATTGACCGTATCTGTCGAAGGTGTTTGGGGAACTTTTAATGTCGGCTTAATCTCGCTATTGACCGTCTCGAGTGCCGCCTTTTTAGGGGCTTGTATCAGCCGCTTGACTGTAGCGTACGCATCCTTCTCAACCTGTGGTACAAGATCCCTATCAAGTAGTACGGTCAACGCTTCAAAAGCACCAACGATATCTTCGGTCTCTGACATCACGAAGGCCATAGCGTCTTCCCAGCGCTGTCGGCCTGTTATACCCTCCGGGTTTATTGCAGCCAGTGCACTGTCCATCGTCCAATTTTCCAATTTTCGTTTTCCTTCTCTAGGTTGGTAGCTGTCAATCAATTCACAACTCGGCCATTGTAAGTAGTCAAACGTGTCTTTAGGGTGCTTTTTCAAATAGATAAGTTGTCCTGTTAACTGTAAGGCATACTTCCACTGATGTACCATTGAGAAGTAAATC